GTGGTTGGATGGTGACGGTCCAGGTGACTGGACCAACACCGAGGACACGAGAGTTCTGCGCAGCATCCTCGCCGATCGACAGGCGATGGAGAGGCTTTGCAAGACCGCGGTGGGGAAGTTTGTGGAGGAACAGGAGAGGAAGACAGTCGAGGCGGTGACCTCGGTCCTTCTGTGGCTTGAGACTTTGGGTTTTAACCCTGAACTTGAGCCTTGGGTGGACCGTTTTGGTCGCAAGTCCTTCATCGACTTCGTCTCAGGCCGGTACGAGGAACGCATGAAGTTTCTGACTGCGTATCTTCAGGCGAAGCATGCCGATGATTGGGGCGACCGCCCTGACAGACCGGCTTTCGTTCCGGCTGACGACAACCACTTTTTGGGCGGTTCCGCCTATACGTGGTTCGAGTCCCGAATCTCCCGGGCTGTGTGCCTCGAAGGTCCAGATCGACGTCTGGAATTCGTACAGGCACTGTCCGGCCTCAAGAAGAGGCAGCCCGCCATCCCCGGTTACAAGCTCGGAAAGGCCCAGAAGGACTGGGTCAGGAAGATCTTTTACAGCGACGCACCAGCGGCGCCACACCATCCTCACCTTAAGGCACAGTTCCGTGCTGTGGTGAGTGAGATTGTGGATAAACTGGATTTTCCGCTGAAGGTCCCCCTGCCTCAACCCTCCGTCAACGCGAGGTACGGTCGCTCCCGAAACGATGGGGGTGCCTTCTCGTACATAAGACAGAGGATTCTGGGCTCACTTTCGGGTGACGCGAATTCTGCAAGCCTGCGGGTAGACGACACGGGCTACTTTAGCCACCTCATGAATGGTCCCAACCCAGTTATTTGGGCTGATTATCCTGAGGAGGTCATGACTAGCACGTCGTTTGTTGTTCCCGCCGTCGAGGCCAATGCGAGAGGGTCTTATGCCGCTACGCCCCGGGTGTCCACCATGGACTTCTTCCGGGACTGCGTCAGCCCGTCGGGTGTCATCACGAGAGAGAGGGTCGCCTCCCTGGAGGGTTTTGGTAGCCTTGCTGCATTGAGCGTTCTCGGGGACGAGGTCCCTGAGCTTGCCGTTCAGTACAGTGCATTGCCCGAGCCCTTCAAGGTGAGGAGTATTTCTAAAGCTGCCGCCAGCTCTAGTTTCCTCCGCTCTGTCATCCAACGGTCCCTCCACGAAGGCCTTCAGTCACTCCCGGAGTTCCATCTGACTCGCGAGAGGTCGGACCGCCGTATTGCCAAGATCGTTTCAAATTCCTTCGGGACGGAGTCACTCCGACCTGACGAGGGTTACGTTTCTGGCGATTACACGGCATCGACCGATAACCTTGTGAGCTGGGCCTCCGAGATGGTTGTAGACGCAATTGCAAGAAAGCTGCACATGGACCCCTTCATGCACGACTTGTTCGAAAGATCCCTTACGGGCCATGTTTACATGGAGCCTGATCTGAATCTCGAGCATGAGTCGCGCAAGTCGGGCGGCCAATTGCTCCACTTCATCCGCCAAACCATGGGACAGCTCATGGGATCTGAGACCTCCTTTCCTATTCTCTGTATTGTCAACCTAGCCGCTTCGATTACGGCTATGAGGATTCATGAGAGCATGGAGATTGAGGGGATCATCCCAGGTGTCACTGGAGTTCCAGGCGTCAAGCCCTGGTGGAAGAAGAGCAAGGCCGCTAGGTCACGGCTCTCGTACCAGCCTGGACAGACGGGTTTTGTGGTGAATGGTGACGATTTTGCCGCCAAGATGACACGGTCACAGTACGCGACCTGGCGGGCCGTTATGCCGGATTTCGGTCTTGCACCTTCCATGGGTAAGAATTTCTTCTCCCGTGAGTTCGTGCAGATCAATTCTCGGATGTTGGTCCCTAGGATCACCGAAGCAACCGCGTGGCGGGAAAACTATCTCCTTGAGCAAAAGGTCCTTTTGGATCCAATGCTCCTCCTCGTAGTACCGCGAGAGGTGGAGTATGTTCTCGTTCCTTCCCACTCCCTGGCCGTCCTGGCTCCTCCTCGGCGTGTGCCGTATTCTGAAGCCTGCCTTTCCCTGCCACAATGGCAAGAGACTTTCCTTGACGAGTCAACTGGCTCACGACGTGATCAGTTGAACAGCCTGTTCATCCGGGTATGGTCGCCTTATCTCAGGCGACTCCCTACCGAGTACATGAACTGGTTCGTCCCCAGGTCTCTGGGAGGCTTTGGTTTGACGGCCACCAGGCCTATACAGGTGACGACAGTTCAGCGCCACATCGCGGCGTACTTCCGCGACCACACAACCCCGGAATCATACCGGGATGCCAAACTGACTTGGATGCAACCGGATGTCTCGACAACTGTCCATAAGGATGAGCTGTCGGTCCTTCGCGTCCTAGAAAGATCAGGGCTTGTGGAGTGGCGCTGGTTGGCGGACCACGAAAAGGAGCTCACGACAGGGGCGGTTCGAGCCCCACTCGTCTGGTCCGGGTTCTCAAAGTCAACCGCGAAGGATGCCTTCATTGTGGAGGATCGCGCGGTGACCGAGGCCCTGATCCGGGACGAGGTACTGTTCAAGTGCTCCGTGGATCCTGCCTACGGCGACGAGGACGGTTCGGTCTCTCTCGGACCGGACCGGAATGAGGTTCACGACTGGACCGATGTGGAGGCAGAGATCGACATCTGCCTTAGCCCACAGGTCCAGTTTGCGCGTCTGAAAGTCCGAGAGTCCCATGTGGGACCCGACGAAGACGATGACGCGACGGTGAAAGCCACGAATGTCCCAGGTGCCGAACTGCACCCAGAGGAACATCCACAGCGGCCCAAGAAGCCCTGGGAGAGCGTTCCTGAGGATCTTACATGGCTGTCCCGGACCCTTACCCGCCTAAAGAAGGCGTCCAAGTCGACGGGTCGTGCGATGGATCTTGCAGACATACAGGTGTACCGCGGCCGTAAGGCCGGATGGATACCTTGCGCAGGTCTGTCCGTCGTCACTAGTGAGATGAAGGTGAATTTGGGAACGGGTGCCCCTTTGGCACCCCGATTGGCTGGTCCGCCACTTCTCGAGTTTCCCATGGTCCAACCTAACCTGCATGGCAGGTTGGGCGAAACCGTGTGGGGTGATAGAGAATGCTTTTCCTTCCAGCCAAGGGTCGCGGATGACGATGAAGATGATTCCCGCGGCCTTCCCTTTCTCCTGACCCTGAGGGAGCGTGAGCCCCCCCCTCAGTCGGCACAGTAGTCAACTGTGAGCCGCCGAAGTGCGCTTTTGATAGTTTGTGCGCACTGGATACTCCTTTTTGCTCATTAATGCCAGACCCCCTGAGCTCAGGGGCCTGCCCGCAAAGAGCGTGCTCTTTCATGTACCACTCGGACGTACCATGCCCG